GCTTGTCCATCAGCCGCATCATCGCCGCCGGGCCGGTGATCGGCGGGGGCTTCGGCCGGGACGGTCCCCGGTTGTCGGTGCGGACGAAGAACCGGCGCAAGTCGTCCTCGGCGGCCAGTGCCCGCACCTCTTCGAACGGGGCATCCATCGCCGCCGCCAGCGACCGCAGGCCCACCGTCGCGTCGGCATAGGCTTCGTTCTCCGTCACCGGCGCCACGTCCAGCAGTTGCACCTCATGCAGGATCCGCAGCGGGTACCCCTGATCGCTGGTCCGCCACTCGTCACCGCCGGAAGGGCAGTTGAACGCGAAACTGGACGACCGCATGTCGCCGCGTTCCACCCACTCCACAACGTGCCGCATCGACGGCGGCGGCTCCACCTCGTAGTCCAGGCCAATGTTGTCGGTGCGCAGTGCCAGGGTGCGGCCCTCGGTGGTGCCCAGCAACTGGTTCTTGTCGTGGTTCAGCCGGCACCTGACCCCGGGCCAGCCGAGCTGCCGGGACTGGTTGAACGCCGTACTGCCGACCAGCTCCACGAACCCGCCGAGGTTCCTGCTGAGCTTGCCGAATACGGCCCCGTAGCCGCCGATGTGCGTCCCGCCAGCGGCCGTGCGGATCTCCATGACGGCGGGGGTAACCCGGCGCTCCGCCTGGTCCCACACCGCCCGGCTGCCACTGTCGCCGTCGCTGTCACCAGCCTGGACGCCGAGCTTCTCCGCCGCCGCCTTGATCTTTGGCATCGCTTTGTCTCCGAACGGTGATTGAGGCGCCCTGGCGAGGGCGTTCCGCACATGCGCGGCGTCGTGGACCGGGAAATGCCGCAGCGACCGCGGCGTCGTCTTCCCTGACGCGTCTTTGGTGCCGCCGGGCTGGATGTAGGCGAACGCACTGTCGGGCAGGTCGTTCATGCTGGCGACCGCCATCGGCGCCCGGTACTCAGCGTCCGCCACGGCGGCGCTCCTTCCTGACGACGACGCGTGGGCGGCGGCTCTCAGCGCCTCCCACTCCGCAACCGCCTTCACCGCTGCCGCCTGCACATCCGCCGACACGGCGTTGCCGTGCCCGTCGTGCCCGGCGGCCCAGTTCTGCACGATCCCCACAGCCATGTGGACGGCCTGCGACTCCGGGTGCCCCTGGGCGCGGAGCCGGTTCGCGACGTGCTGGATGTAGGCGGGCAGTTGCATGCCCTTGTGGTGCCACAGGCCCGGCCCGGCCGGGTTCCCCACCGGCTCGTGCACGGTCGAGGCGACCGGGGTCTCCGCGGTGCGCAGTTCGGCGAGTAGCTGGGGCAGCCGTTTAGCCACCGGCCGGCTTCTTCCCGTGCCCGTTCGCCGCCGGCACCGGTGGCGGTTTCCCTGCAGGCACCCCCGGGGCCGGCGGTGGGGCCTGGCCGGCCTTCGCGTTCTCCGGGTTCACCTCCGGCACCCCCCCGGTGCCCACACCCAGCTCCTCCTTCAAACCACGCGCCGCCGCGATCTGGATCGTCAAAGGCGTGTAATCCTGGCCGTCGTAATCCGTCGGGTCCGTGGGCCTCGGCAACGGCTCCAGCTCCTCCAGGGCACGGATCTCATCCACGTTCATCAGCCCGATATCCCGCGCCGTCCGGTACGTCGCATACCGGGCCTCCGGGGTCATCCGCAACCGGGCGTTCCGGTTGAACTGGGCGTACTGCTGCCCCGGCAAGCAGTCCTTCAAGGCGGTCTCCAGGCGGACCAGCCACGGGTCCAGGGAGTCGGTGATCTCCGACAACTGGTCCATCGACACGTTGGAGTACGTCTGCGAGTCCCCGTGGATGCCGCCCGCCCGCCGCGGCTGCACCCCGTAAATCACCGCGATCTGCGTCGCGTTCAGCTGCATCGCCTCAACGAACTGCGCCTCACTGGGCGGCACCGTCACCGGCGTGTACTTCCAGTCCCGGCCATGCACCAGGGGCTCGCGGCGGCGCTGCGCCCGCACCAGCTTCCCCTTGATCTTGTCGGCCTGCTCCTCGTCCACCTCGTACTCGGTGTTCTGGAACGTCCCCGGGGGGAACCCGCCGCCCTTGAACCAGTCCGCCCCGTACGCCTGCGCATCCTGCCCCGACTGGATCAGCAACTGGAACGCCCGCAACGGGGAGATGCCCTTGGTGCGCCCCGGGACGGTGAACGCCGGGATGTGCACCAGCTGGGCGCGGTCCACCGGCTTGCCGTAGAAGAAGAACTTCGCCCGCGCCGGGTTCCACGGGGAGGCGTCCTCCACGTCCATCGCCTCATCGGGCAGCCACTCGATCGACGTCGGGAACCCGTAACCGTCGCGGCCAGTGATCAGCCCCCACGCGTTCCCATGCAGGGCGGCGCTCGCGACGTACTGGTACAGCCAGTCAAAGGTCCGCAAAAACGCCGACGGCTTCGACAGCAACTGGCCGGGCGGCATCCGCACCGTCCGGTCGCCCAGGTCACGGAACTGCTGCAACGGCAGCTTCGCCACACCCTCAGCGAGGAACCGCACACACGCGTACACCGCGCCCAGCCTGAGCGCCCCGTCCACGCCGCCCATGCCCGCCTGACGGGTGGGGTGCGCCGGGCCACCCACGTCAAAGCGCCACGAACTGTCGTCCCAGGGCCTCCAGGGCACCCCGCCGACCGCGCGCAGTTCGGTGGACCGGAGTTCGGCGTGCGCCGCGTTCACCCGGTCAAGGACACCCACCGGTTACCCGCTGAACCGGGACAGTTCGGCCCGCAGCCGCAGGATCTCAGCTTCCAGCCCCGCGCGCTGCTGCGCCCGCGACGGCCCATGCCCGGCCTGCCACCCGACGCCCACCGCCGCCCACGACCACGTCAGGGCCAGCCACGCCACGGCGAACGCCTTCGCGGCCACCCAGCCGGCGCCGAACAGGGCACCGGCGATGAGAGTCAGGACGGTGCGGCCGGGGCGGACCTCACGCGCGCGGGCATCAATCTCATCGAGGGGGATGCGCTCGGCCAGAGTCGTCGTCATCCCACACTCCTCAAAACGTCGTAGGGAGCTACCCTGCCGAGCCCGAACCTGCGAAACCCCCAGCACGCCAAAGACGCCGCCACCACCGGCCCCAGATCCACCCGCGGGTCACGCCGATCCCACGCCTCCGCATCCGCCAGCGGCCGGGTAGTCGCGCCAGCCAGGGACCGGTCCAGGCGGTCGTCGCCGCGGTGCCGCAGCCGGCCCGTCGTCACCAGGTCCCGGAAGTGGCCGAACGCCTGCGCCGCATCCCGGGCCGCGAACGACTCCGCCACATCCACACCCGCCTGCACCAGGCCCTCAATCAGCGCGCCCGCATGCCCCGCCGGGTCCACGATCACCGCGCACGGCTTGTGCTTCTTGCGCAAGGCCACCAGGCGGGACGCCACCCAGTCCGACCCCAGGCGCCGGTCCACCACTTCCACACCAAACCGGCCATCCGCCCGCTGCCCCGCCGCCGCAATGCTCACCCACGGCTGCTTCCGCGGCGCCACCAAAGTCATCTCCACACCCAAAGCCACCGGGTCACGCACCACCGACCCCGGATCCGCCAGCCCACCCCACACGTCCTTGGGCACCACCAGCCACGCGTCCGCCAGATCCGTCGGGTACAAACCCACACCCAGCCGCTCCGTCGCAAACGCCTCCGCAGTCAGCGACGCCCGCTCCAAAGCGATGTACTCCGGGGAGATCCGCACACCCATCCCCGGGTTCCCCAGCGCCCAGTCCCGCGGATCTGCCGGGTCGTAGGCGTCGGCGTCCACCGACCACTCGAAGAACGCCAGCGACGGGTCACCGCCCACCAGGCCACGCCCGCGCACCCGGCCCAACTGGACGCTCGTGGGGCCGCCAGCGGTGGACGTGTACCACACCTGCGGGTTCGGCCTCGTGCTCAAGGTCGGCAGCATCGACGCCATCGCATCCTCGCTGATGTTGAACGCCTCATCCAGGATCACCAAATCGGCGGCGAACCCCCGGCCCGCACCCGCCGACCGGGCGATGAACCGCAGCCGCTTCCCGTTCCGCAGCTCAATCGACTCCGACCCGTGCGACCGGATCACCTTCGCCACTTCCCGCGAAAAGTCCGGGGACTGCTCGATAAGCCCCAGAATCCGCCGGAAAGCATCCGCAGCCGTATCGAACTTGTGGGCGCTGTGCAAGATCAGCCGCACGTCGTCGAACAGGAACAACGCCGCCAGTTCCAGCGCCTCAATGACGCTGCCCTTGCCGTTCTGCCTGCTGACGATCAGGCACACCTCGAACGCCGCCCACCGGCTCCCGCACATGGCCAGCGCGTTCAGCAGCACGTACTGCTGCCAGTCATCCAGGACCAGGCCAGCCTGACGGGCCAGCTCGACCGCGTCCTCACCCTGCGACCAGTCATCCGCCGGCGGCAGCGACTCCAGCCGGGGCCGCTGGTTACCCAGCGGCACGCTTAGCACGGCGGGCACGGAGGTCATCGATCCCGCTCCTCGCCTTCGGTGCCGCCTTCAGCAGCTCGGTCATCGTCGCCCGCAACTCACGGGCCGCCTGCGCCGACGCACCCAGCCGCTTATCCGACGCCACCTCGCCATCGGCCGCCGCGGCGTCCAGCAACGCCGCCAGGGCCAGCGCCGACGCGGCCAGGGTGGATGTGCGGTCAGCGGGCGGGAGCCTGCGCAGGTCACGGCGCACCGCCAGCGTCACCGGGTTACGCTGCGTCGCCATGCCACCTCGCTAACTCAGCGTGACCGTTTTGGGCTGGGTCTCGCGCGTGGACCGTGGGGGGGGACCTCAAGAGGGCGGCGTCCCCAGTGGATCATGGTCAAAGAAA